TCTACGGTAAAAGCCACGTTCCCCAACGTAACCGGAGCAATCACAAGCACCCAAGCAGAGTTAAACACACTGACCGGATACACAGGGGCTGTCGCTGACCTAAACTATGCTGCAAGCCTCAATGCCACAGGTGTTACAGATGTCGAATATGCGTACCTAGATGGTGTCACAAGTGCCATCCAGACGCAGTTTGATGCAATCAGTACTGAACTGGTCAACGATGCTGCCCCGCAGCTTGGCGGTGAACTAGACACCAACGGCAACGCTATACGCTTTGGTGCATCTAAGTGGACTATCGAACTTGATACAGTCGATAACGACCTCAACTTCAAGTACAACGGCACTACAGTATTCAAGCTGCAAAGCACTGGAGCAGTCACATCTGCCAATAACATCACTGCCTACGGAACTCCGTAATGCCGTTACAGACAAGCGGTGCAATCAGCATCAACGATATCGCCACAGAGTTCGGCGGTGGCGTACCTCACTCTATGAATGAGTATTATCGTGGTGGGGCTAATGTTGGCTCTACGAACACAACCGTTCCTATTGGTGGTGAAATCAGCCTGTTCATGTTCTATGGCGCACAGGCAACAGTAATCCGCGATATCCGTGTTCAGATGTCTTATTCTGCTGGTCACGGCTACAGTGCCTTCGGTGTTACATCTGCTAACAGCATAGCAGCCCCTCAGTCTTACTCAGGCTCACTTCTGTTCAACCCATTCACAATCTACAGCCCAGTCTTTCGCGCTGGCGATGGCTTCTTGAACCAGAACCTCAATTTCACCTATTCCCAGAACGAGGATGCACAAGGAACTTCCTTGACGCTGTTTGGTGGCACAAGCGTATCAGCAGTCAATGATGTCGTATTTGGTTGGTCTGCTGGTTATAGCAGCAGTGCCGGTGGAAGCAGAAGCTACAGCCTTGTGTTTAACTCAGACGGTTCGATAGCCAGCATTACTCAGACTAGCTCTAGCCTAAACGCCGGCATCATCAGCTTTGGAACGAATAACATCAACAGCAACCACAGGTTTTACCAGTGGCGCATGGTATCGCCCAGTGCTTCAGACAAGGGTTCTACGATGCTCTCAGGCGACCCGACTAGCCTCAGTTCCGTTACACAACCAGCCTAAATAAAGGGGGTATCAAATGGCAGCAACCACGCTCCCCATACGTAATTTAGGCAGTACCGGCGTACTAACAGACCCAAACCCATACAATCTACCAATTACCGGTTTTACATCAGGTAATAATGTCAGGTTTGATGAGGGAAAAGTAAGGCGTTCACCTGTTTTCAGAAACATCAAAGACAGCTTGGGGTTTGACCCAAGAGCTGCTTTTGGCATCGTACCTGACTCAGGCTTTGATACCGTGCTGATGGTGTCAGACGATTATGTCATTAAAGAATACGCCAACGGCACAGTATTAGACAGAACTGGTGCAATCTCAGGTGCTACAGACCCACGTGCTTTCACTATCTCTTCATTAGCAGACGTTACCTACATAAATAGGCCAGACCGTGTGCCGGTATTTAGAATAGGAGCGGGAACAAATTTTGCTGACCTGACAAACTGGGATAGCACATGGCGAACATCTGCATTACGCCCCAATGGCGATTTCATGCTGGCACTAAACGTCACCGAAGGCGTAGTCAATTACCCCAACCGTGTGCGGTTCTCTAACCTTGTATCAGCCAACGCCATTCCAGATAGTTGGGATGAAAACGATACCCAGAAATCAGCTGGATTTGTGGATTTAGTGCAAATGCAAACGCCAATCGTGGACGGTGCGCAGCTGGGTACAAACTTTATAATTTACAGCTCGACTGAGGCTGTTCTGGTTGAATTTGTCGGTGGTACTTTCATTTTCAATTTCCGAAAACTATTCAGCGATGAAGGTGTAATCAATCAGAACTGTATAGTTGAGGCCGACTCAAAGCATTATGTCTTTGGAACGCACGATATCTTTGTGACCGATGGCACAACTAAGGTCAGCATCTGCGATGAGAAAACACGTAATTTCATTTATACCGGACTTAATGTGGCAGACGCTGACAGGTGTTTTGTGCAGCATAACAAGGTGCTGGATGAAATCATGTTTTGTTACAAATCTGGGGATAGCCTTGTAGGTTATCCAGATACGGCAAGATGCAATCGAGCAGCTGTTTTCAATATCCGCAACAACAGCTGGAGCTTTTATGACCTCCCCAACGTATCAGCTGGAACAACAGCTAACGTTGACACAGTAAGCACATACGCTGCAGCCACTGGGACATACGATAATATTGGCGGTTCTTATTATGACCAAGAGGACAGCAAAAACCGTCATACAATTATGGTTGGTAATGCAGATAGTGGTAACGGAATAAGCAGCTCAAAACTATATGGCCTGGATTTGTCTGACCAAGGCAGCATGGCGTTTAACGTTGACCCAGAAGCTACGAAGCCCCCATTTGTTGAACGCATTGGCATAGATTTAGATGAAATCCGTGAACCACTGGATGGCTACAAAGTGGTCACTCGTATGCTGCCACAGGTTTCAACCTTAAACAGCTCCAACACCACGCTCACAATCGAATTTGGTGCATCAGATTTACCTAACAACACGCCGACCTATAGCACTACAGCCACTTTCGACATCTCAACAGATTACAAAGTAGATAGTAGGGCGTCTGGGCGATACCTCAGTTACAAATTCAGTAAAGCAGCTGATGACTATGCTGATTTCGAGCTGTCTGGTTTTGACTTGGATGTAACCACGACAGGAAGAGTGTAATGGCAGTCAATGATAAGAATAATGTCGTCATTACTGGTTACAGCAGGGGAAAGCCCCCAGTGCTTCAAGATGGCTTCCAGAAGTACCTTCAAGACGAATTACAACGGTTAGAAGCGTCAATCCGCTCACTTGCAGTCGCAGGGGTTGAGGTGCTTGACCAACCACCAGCAAACCCCATCAAAGGGATGCTCAAATACAACATTGCCCCATGGGATGCCTTGGGCGACAGCTCAGAGGGTCTTGTCTTGTTCAATGGAACGACTTGGGTCGATGTATAAATGATAAAGAGGAATTAAACCTATGTGGGGACAAATTGCAGGGGCCGTACTTGGCGGCGTCATGGCGAATAAGTCAGCCAAAGACCAGCGAAGGGCAAACCAAGCAGCTATTGATGCCCAAATGGCTGGGTTTAACCTAGCAAAACCATATATCTCTGGAATGTACCAAGGTGGCACTGATGCCCTTAATAACTCCTTAGACACAGGATATTACGGTGGGCCAACCTATGCAGGGATAAACCCTACTATGACCGATGCTCTCGGTTCTATGGAAGGCACGGGTAGAGCTGGCGCAGCTGACGCTACTAACTTTATGAACACAGGCCGTGGGTTCGCAAATAATTACGCTGACCTTTATAACAAAGCGTCTGGCGATATGCTGGGTAACGCAATCAACTACGCTTCAGCTAATTCAGAGCCTCTCCTAAGAAATGCGATGCGGAATGACTATCGCAACCTTATGGAAAACCAGTTGCCTCAAACTGGCCTTTCTTCGTCAATGACAGGTAATACAAATTCCAGCAGACGGGGTGTTCGTGAAGCAATCCTTGAGCGTGGTTATCTGGATAGACAGGCAGACACATCAGCAAACATTCAAGACAGTCTTATCAATCGCTCAATGTTAGCCCAACAAGGCCAGCTGGATAACATGACTGGCGCAAACGCTAACTTAGCTAACCTATACGGTATGGGCCAAGCTAACGCTGGGGCAGGACAGCTTATGAATGTAGGTGAGATTAGAAGAGGCGATGAGCAGGGTTTCATGAATGACGCCAGAGCTAATTTTGATGGTAGCCGTGATTTTGCTCTAGACCAGCAAATTAAATATAACGCCGGTATCCTGAATAATGCTCCTCAATCAGTAGGTGAAGTTCCAGTAAACAGCGTTGACCCACTTACAGCCACTCTTGGCGGCATGAAAGCTGGTTATGGTTTTGGCGGTCAATATGGGCCGATGGTGACTGATTTCTTCACCGGAGGAAACTCCGCTGCCACTGCACCACCAGCTCAAACAGCTTACACCGGCCCTTACAACCAATATGAACCGCAAGTTTATCGGGGGTTTGGATGATGAATAAACAGCAGGATTTTGGCTCTGACCTAATCGGTTATTACATGAGCCAATACGGGTATATCCCAGAAAACGCTTTCGGAGTTACGCCAAGCAGCGTCAACGGCATCCTGAGTGAGCCAAATCCACCTAGCCAAAATAGAGGCGCACTAAGCGGCTCAGCCCCTTACATGGCAATTCCCAATAGTAGTCAAAATAGACGCTCAGCAGCTCCAATGAACGTACCGCCACCACCTAGCCGTCAAATCGGCACAAATGAAGCACTGATGCGTATTGGTGGTAAAATGATAGGTGGTTCAGCCAAAGGCGGTCTAAATGCTCTACAAGCAGCAACAGATGAGTTTGGCGCAATCCAAGACGCTAATCGTGCCTATGAAAACTTAGATTACAATTCAGCAGTTTTAGCCAAGCTACGTGAAGCACAAGCCCAGAAAGCGATGAACGCTGGTAAAGGTAAAGGCTCAGGCACTGGTAGCAACTCAACCAAACAGGCATCATCTGATATCGTAAATGATGCCGGTGCTAGAGCTTTGGAAATCATCCAGAACGATATTGCGGATGATGGTGCTTTAAATAATTATTTCACCGGCGCAACTGGCTGGGCTGGTTTGCTTAGCGGTATGCCTAATAGCAAGGCCAAGACGCTTGGTAACCTTCTAACCACAATTAAAGGCAACGCCGGTTTCGACAAGCTTCAGGCGATGCGTGAAGCGTCACCAACAGGCGGCGCACTTGGTCAGGTCTCAAACTTCGAACTTGAGCAGCTGAACGCTGCGTTTGGCAATCTCGACCAAACTAACAACCCAGTCGAACTCAGAGAAAACCTGATTAACCTCATTCATGTCTATAACAACATTATTCACGGTGAGGGCAACCATCCTTACCCGCCAGCTAGTCAGTTAAATCTGTCTGGCAGCAGCAGCGCACCGCAAGCAAACCCTGACGATGAAGCGTTAGTGCGAAAATACCTAAATCCCTAAATCATAGGAGCATGGCATGGACATGAACCAGCTAATGCAAGCACTGCGTAATGCAGATGCTGCAGGAGACACTCAGGCTGCGTCCCGTATCGCTCAGATGATACAAAACCAAAGGCAGCAACAAACAGCTGCACCGGCTCAGGACAGAAATGTAGCCGAAAACCTTGGCACAGGAATGATGGACAGGGTTTACGCTATTGGCGAGGGCCTGACTAATTTACTTCCTACCGTTACCAAAGCAGTTACTGGCATGGAAAACGCTCGTATTGTAGTTCCAGAAAATCCAGATGGTTTTTATGGCATCGACTGGGCAAATCTTGGTGACACCACGATTGCTGAGGATAAAAACAGCACAGGCGAAAACCTTATCGCTGGTTTTGATGGTGGGGCTACTTTTGAAAAAGCAGCAGATTACCTCGCAAAGAACAGGGAAGCTCTAAACTACCAGCCTTTGACACCTTGGAATGAGGTCAAAGCAAACCCATCAGCAGCTAACGTATTGGCATTTATGGGTGAGGCGGCTGTAACC